TACCGATATTGCATGTGGAATAATTGATGCTATTGGTGGAATAATAGATTCTGTGGTAGGAACAATATCAGATGCAATAGGTGCTGTTATGAATGCAATAGGATCTGTAATTGATGCTCTTGGAGGAATAATCGATTCCTTAAGTAATGCTATTGGAGAAATTATAGGATCAATAACCGATATTATTGGTCAAGTATTTGACGCAGCAGGAAACTTCATAGGTGGAATTATAGACGGTATTGGAAGTGTAATAGATTCCATAGCAGGTATTTTTGATGGTCTTGGTGGTAGACCAAGTAATTGTGGTATATCTCTTGGAATTGGAATAGGTGGCGGTGGAGGGTCTGGAGCGGGTCCTGGCGGTGGTGGTGGAGGAGGAGTAGGTCAGTGTGGTGGTGGAACAAGTGTTGCAGTAGCAATAGCAGGTGGTGGTTAATGCCTGGTGTTGCTAGAAAGAAAAAAGATAGAGTGGGTGGTTCGGGAATCGCTCTCGGTTTTTCTAATGTTTTTATTAATAATTTCCCAGTTGCACAAATAAAAGATAGGGTTACACCACACCCACCATGTTGCTGTGGTTCTGAATGTGGATGCCAAGAACACTGTGTTGCATTTTTAGCAGAATCTTCCCCAAATGTTTTTGCAAATTTTAAAAATATAGTCAGAGAAGGAGATTTGGCTTCTTGTAGGCATCCAATAACTGGTTCTTTTAATGTAAGGGCAAATTAATAAAAAACAAATATACATAATTAAAATGATCAGTAAAGACATAGATTTAAATTTTAATGTGAACCCATTAACTGGCGATTTAAATAAAAAAATTAATGCCGATGCTGTAAAACAATCATTAAGAACTTTGTTATTATTAAATCTTTTTGAAAAACCATTTAATTCTAATATAGATGCAAATATAAGAGGGTTTTTATTTGAAAATTACCTAATTGATGGTGATAAAATATTAGAAGGAAATATTAGAAGAATTATAACAAAATATGAACCAAGAGTAACATTAAAAAGTGTTGAGGTTGCCGGAATACCAGATAAAAATTCTATAGATATTACAATAGAGTATTATTATACAGGAAATAAAGAAGAGACTTTAAATTTCTCAGTAGAAAGAACAAGGTAACATGGAAGAAAAAAGAGGAGATATTTCAAATTTAGATTTTATTTCTATTAAATCAAATTTGATAGACTTTTTAAATAAGCAATCAGAATTTAGTGGTTATTCTTTTGAAGGTTCTGCTTTCAATGTTCTTATGGATTTATTGGCTTATAACACATATTATAATTCTTTTTATAATAATATGGTTGTAAATGAAACTTTTATTGATACAGCGTCCAAAAGATCCTCTGTTGTTTCTCTGGCAAAAAATTTAGGTTATATACCCAAATCAACTAAAGCGGCTACAGCCATAATTAATATAAAAATTGATCCAGAAAATTATACAAACGATATAATAAGAAGAAATACAAAAATAACAGCAATAGATTCAAACAACAACACTTATTCGTTTGTAACTACTGCATCTTATGCTTTTGATCCAATTGAATTTGATGATTCTGGTGAAACAACAAAATATGGAATAGTCGATGTTCCCATTTTACAAGGTGTGTATACAACATACACAGCAATTATAAGCGATCCAAATGTACCAATCACTTTACCATTTGAAGGTATAGATTTGTCAACTATAAGAGCATTTGTTTCAGAATCAATAACAAATCAAACAGGATTACAAGATGAATGGTTGAGATCTACCGACATAACTCTAACAAATTCAGAATCAAAGATATTTTTTGTGCAAGAATCACCTGTAGGAAATTATGAAGTAACATTTGGTGATGGAACTTTTGGTAAAAGAGTTGAAAGAGGCAATTTAGTCATTTTTGAATTTTTAATTTCGGCAGGTTCCGCAGCAAATAATATAGGAATAAATGATTCCGTATCCTTTAGTTCTTTTACTTTGTCTGGTTATGAAATAGAAACCGTTCAGTTTGCATCTGGTGGTTCTGATAAAGAAGATATAGAAAATATAAGAGTAAATGCTCTAAAAAATTATTCGAACGAAGAAAGAGCAGTAACTGCTTCAGATTATGAAAGTTTAATATTGAAGAACTTTAATAATATCGAATCTATTAGATGTTGGGGAGGTGAACAAAATGACCCACCACAATATGGAAAAGTTTTTGCTTCTATAAAACCAATTAATAGTTCTTTCTTAACAACAATTGAGAAAAAACAAATTGTTGACTCCATAACTAGAAACAAATCCATGTTAGGTACTTCTTTAGAAATTTTAGATCCAGATATATTGTTTGTAAATTTGGCTTTAAATATAAAATACGATCCAACATCTACAAGAGATTCTGAAAATAAAATAATAGAAGTCATAAGAACACAAGCAAGAGAATATGCTATTGAAAATTTCAAAGGATATGATGATGATTTTTACACATCAGATATGATTCCAGAAATATTAAAATTCCACACAAGCATAGTTGGTGCTTCCGTATCTGCTTTGATGGAAAAAAGAATATATCCAGAACCTCTAATAAAGAAAACATTTACTGTTGATTTTGGTAATAGATTGTATCATCCAAGAAACTGTTATGAAGTTCCGGTTGTTGAAAGTTCATTCTTTAGAATGAGAGTATTGGAAAATAGTGTTCTCGTGGAAAAAATATGTTACTTTGACGATGATGGTAACGGAAAATTAAGAATTTTTACATTAGATACCAATAATAACAAAATCTATATCAATACAAATGCAGGAACAGTAAATTATGAAACTGGAGTTTTAATGATTAAAGATTTTGTAATTTCATCCTTTGTTAATAATCAAAATTATATTTACTTTGTCGCTGCTCCCAGTGATCCTGATATTTTCACCGATTTTGATACTCTTTTATCCTTTGATCCAGCAATCACAAGAAACATTACAATAACTATGACACAAGTGTTTAAGAATTCTTTATCAAATGCTTCATATGCAAATAGAAGTAGTTCTAACAATACAACGAGTTAAAAATGGTTACAGTTGATATATTATATCCACAACCAAATTCAACAGTTTATGGTAATGAATTAAATTTTCGTTACAAGTTATTGAATAATTTAGAAAAATATAAAGTAGATAAAATTGTTTTGATTTTTGGTGACAATGAAGTAACCACAAATGTAACAAATACATATGTTTTTTCTTCATTACAAAATGGCAGTTATGAAATAACTGGCTATTTAAAAAACAAAAACAATAAAAAAATAGACGGAACAGATTTTTCTGTTTTATTTAATGTTATAACGCAAAAATATGAATCCAAAAACTTAACTTGGTCTTTCCCGAAAACCAAACTGCCACAATTCATACAAGAGGATTACAAGACATTTACTAGATTTGTGGAAGCATATTATGAGTGGTTACACAAATCAAACAACCCAGTTTTGATGCCTTTTACTTCAGAATTTTTTGCAGATATTGATACAACACCCGAAGTTTTTTTATCCAATTTTAGAATACAATATTTAAATGATTTTCCAGATAGTATTTTTAAATTGGGCGATCAAAGAAATTTAAGAAATATTGTTAAAAATATAAAACAATTTTATAGATCAAAAGGATCTGAAAAATCATTTAAGTTTTTGTTTAGATTGTTATACAATAGTTATGTTGATTTCTATTATCCCAAAAAGGATCTAATAAAAGCATCAGGTAATCTTTGGATCGAAAATGTAGGCATAAAAGTAAAAAACATAGACATATCAAAAGTTTTTCTTCTAAAGAATGGAATAGTATATCAAAAAGAAGAAACCACAAATACCATACTTTCTTCAGCAAGAGTTTTACAAGTCAGTGTGGAAAAAGAATTAAATCAAACTATAACAGAATTGTTTATAGCAAACTTGGTTGGTGAATTTGATGAAACTAAACCATTGTATTGTGATGTAACTATAAATGGAAATACAGAAATTTTAAAAATGGATTTATTGTCTGTTATAACCAACATAAAAATTACAAGTAGAGCATTAAAAATAAATGATAAAATATATTTGAAACCTGCAGATAGTACTGGCATTGAAACTGGTTCTAGTTTTTTTGCTATTGTTAGAGAAGTTGATTTGTTAGGAAATGTATTAAAATTTGATATAATAAATTCTGGTTATAATTATTCAGGAACTCATGAGTTATATAAAAAGAATATAGACGGTACTTTTACTAAAATATCTGGTTCATACGAAACAGGAGTTGTTACTCGTTATCCTGGTTATTATAAAACTGTTTCTTCTTCTCCGAGTTCTAGAGGAAAATTACAAGACAATAGAGTTTATCAAGAATTGTCTTATGTTCTCCAAGTAGAGTCCAATATTCTAGAATATGCAGATATAGTAAAAAGACTAGTCCATCCAGCAGGTATGGGGTTATTCGGTAATTACCTAATTAAAAGAGATGAGCAATTAAATTTAGAAGATACTACACAAATAAATCTTTATTACTCTGGGTTTATTGGAAACTTCTTACCATATACTTTCAACAGCATAAAAAATCTGAGAAATGATTCATATCCAAATGGGGATCCCACCACATATCCAACAGGATTAACTGATTTATATCCTTCTGGTTTTGATCCTACCCAAACTATACCAGACGAAAATACTGCTGTATTTGAACATATACCATCACCATTTAATAGGTTAACAGATGGTGTTTTTGATCTAAATTTTTCTTTTGTTCCAAATGTATCTGATTCTGAAAATATTAATAATTATTGGTTGATTTTCCCACATCCAAATACTTTACTAAATACTTCAGATTCAATAAAAGATATAACAATTAGAGACTTCTTAACAATAAAAATGAGCGATTTATCTACAAACTACTAAAATGCTAAGAACTAACTTTAAAAATTCAATAATCAAATCGTTTTACGATAAATTTTCTTCTTTTTCGGATATAAAAAATTATCTTTTCATAGGAAAAGTAACCGAATGGAATAATGATAATTCGCCACCATTAGCAAATGATTCTTTACAAGAAGAATTAAACGCATGGAAAAATATGCTGATTTGCAAAAGATTAAATGCAGATGATGTAGTATTTGTTTTGCGAAGAATAAATTGGACTTATGGTACTGTTTATCAAGAGTATGATGATACTTTAGATTTATATTCCGAAACAATTCCTTTAGATTTTTATGTTTTAACATCCGAAAATAATGTATATAAATGTATTTTCAATAACAATGGTGCAAATTCAGAATACGAACCATATGGAACCGGATTGGAAGAAATAATAACTCAAGATGGTTATATTTGGAAGTATATGTATTCTGTAAGACCTGAATTAGAGGATTTTTTAACAGAAGAATATATTCCAGTAGAATTTTTAGACGAACTCTCATACACAGATCAAAGATCATTACAATTAGATGTTGAATTAGATTCAAAAACAAATAAGAATGGATCTATTAGTAACATAGTAGTAACACAAATTGGAGCAGCATATCCTTTTGCCGTTGATTATGATTTAGTAGACACGGACAATGATACTGCTCATAAAGTGCAGTTAAATATTAGTGCAGGCACTTCTACAATTCATTTTAATGTTAACAGTAATATTAGTAGAATAAATGATGTATATTCAAACAATTATGTTGTTTATATTTACTCTGGTTCAGGTTCTGGTCAGGTTAGAACAATATCATCATACAATGGAACTACAGGAGTAGCAACGGTAGACACTCCATTTAGTGAGGATATAACAACAGATAGTTATTATAAAATATTGCCAAAAGTTGAAATAATAGGAAATGGAACGGGTGCTTTAGCAATACCAGTAATGAATAATTTAACAAAACAGATTGATCATATTTCAATTTTAAATGGTGGTTCTAATTATAAAGAAGCAAGTGCTACTGTAAAAACAGTAAAAACTTTAGAAATAGAAAAAACATTAGTTAGAGTAGTAATTTCTCCCTTTACTGGTCATGGTTCAAATGTGATTGTTGAACTTGGCTGTAAAGATTTAATGATAAGAACAAGATTTGATAAAGAACAAATTCAATCTTTTAATTTTTATAATGATTATAGACAAGTTGGTATAATACAAAATGTAGAAGTAGTTGGCGAACAAGAACAACAACAAACTTACACACTTGATATTGAAAACATAAATTCAACAACATCCATATTAATAAGTGAAGATACTGCTGATAACCTTACTGCGTATTTAAATGCGATAGATGATGGAAATGTTGTCATTAAACAAGGTTCTGATAATAATATTGCCCAAGCAAGAGGAACTTACATAGATTATGATTCTAACACCAGAACACTTATATTAAAAACAGTTAATGGTAAATTTATGGCATATCCCAATTCAACAGTTTATCCATTAGTAATTGAAGATTACCCAGTAGAAGGTTCAGATACAGTAATGTCTGATGTAGAAATAACCAGAACTTCACCATTAAATTATTATAATGATTCTACATTTTCGAATGGACAAATTATTTTAGGTCAAACAAGTAAATCTACTGCAGAAGTTGTAAACTGGACTCCTACATTTTTCGGAACAGATGGTAAATTAGTAGTTAGAAATTTAAAGGGTTCATTTATTGAATCTTATTATAATGATCTCGGTCAACTTATAAACGGTGAAAATTTAATAGCATTTGATTCTATTAATGTAAATAATGGTATTTCTGGATTTCAAACGGATAGAGTTGGAGTAATAAAGGGAGTAGCAAGAACACAAGTAGAAGAGGGTGTGAATACATTTAGAGCAACAACTATACTAGAAGTTACTAGACCATCAGGTATAACAACACCATTCACGGATTCTGATTTTTCAGAGGACGAAAGAATAAAACAATTAACTACTCTTGCTGAAGGAACTGTTGTTGGTTGGTCTGTTTCAGAAGATGGTACTAAAGGAACGCTAATATTATCTGGCACTTTAAACACTTTCCAGATATCAACCAATCTTAGTTATAGAATACAAAAATTAGTTGGCGGTATATACTTAACCCAAGATGTGGTAATTTCTGGAATAAGTTCACCACAAGTTACTAGATATTCTGGAAAAATCATATACATAGAAAATATAAGACCTGTTGTTCGGGGCGATGATCAAACTGAAGAAATTAAAATAATAATAGGACTTTGAGGTAAATAAATGTCATACAATCACTCTGATATTCTTTCAAATTCACCATACTACGACGATTTTGATGATACTAAAAATTTCTTAAGAATTCTATTTAAGCCCGGTTATTCTGTTCAAGCAAGAGAACTAACCCAATTACAGACATTATTACAAAATCAAGTATCAAAATTAGGTAGTCATATTTTCAAAAATGGTAGTTTGGTATTTGGTGGCAATAGTACTTTAACTAACTGCAAATTTTTAAGAATAAAAAGAAATAATGCTTCACTAGATCACACGACACTAAGAAATAAAATAATAAGTGATGGAAATCAAGTAGATGCATCGCTCGCCAGAATATTATATACTTCAGATGTTCAAACTGGCGATAATTATATCATTTTGTTTCTTCAATATTTAACAGGATCAGAATTTTCTCCTTCTACTACAACTTTTTTTGAAATAACAAAATCCGAACAAAATGCTAATGTCTATACCCCATTGCCATTTACAGCAAAACCTTCTTCAGAAGGATCAATACCAACAACAGGTGATGCTACTTTAATTTCAGTCGAAAATGGTATATTCTATGTTGATGGTTTCTTTGTCAATAATGATAGTCAAACCGTATCTCTTTTTAAATTAACAAATGGATATAGAGATTTTTCTTCACCAACAAACAGAGTTGGCTTTACATTAAATAGAACTACAATAAATGCTGTAGAGGATGAAACACTAAAGGATCCTGCAAATGGATCATATAATTATAATGCACCTGGTGCCGATAGATATAAAATAAATTTAGAATTGACATCATACACATTTGATAATTTAGAAACTAAACCAGAAGAATATTCTACAGAAGATTTTATAGAACTTGCTAGAACAGTAAATGGTACTTTAGATTTTATTAGAAGAATACCAACATATTCCGATTTATTAGAAATTTTTGCTAGAAGAACATATGATGAATCTGGTTCATATACTGTAAAACCCTTTGGATTAGAAATAAAAAATCACAACAGAAATGATAAATATACATTTACTGCTGGTTATTATATTGGAAATATAGTTTCATCACCAGATACAAAATCTCCGTTTCAATACAGTAATGCTACAGATTTTGATAATTTACCACCATTTGCTGGAGATGTTTTAAAAATATACGATACTGCTGGTAATTCTTCATTTTTGGATATTGTTTCTAGCACTCCCGGATTAAATGGTGTCGTACAATTAACAGTTTCTTACCAACAAACATCTACTAATGATTTTGTTCAAATTGTTAATGGTACTAAATTTTATCTGTATAGAAAAGGAAGTCCAAATCCAATAGTAAATAGATTTTTAGCTGCTGAAAGCACTATTGTTGTTGATCAAGATCAAAATGGAAAATATTTAATAAGCGAAACACCAAGAGGATCTGAAGATAAATTCCTTCTATCAGTTCAACCAGGAAAGGCTTATGTATTTGGATATGAGTTTGAAACTATAAACAACACAAATATTTCTGTAAACAAACCAAGAGACACTGTATTTTTAGATAATTATGAAGTTAATACAAATGTGGGAAATTATTTCATTGCTACACCAACTCTCAATTCTTCATCATTATATGAATTTGATTCATATAGTAATAATTTAAATATCAATGATTTCCCAGAAGTTGATTTAAGAGGGCAATTTGTAGAAATAAACATACCAAAAGTCGAAGAAACAACTACAGATTTGCCAGTTAAATATTGGTCGCCACTATATGCAAAAGAACACTCAAATAAATATGACAGTATTTTGTTTTTGAATCCTCCTGTTGGTAGCATTTACGCACTCGATAAAGAAATTACAGATCCAAATATAAATGGTCTTATTAGACCAACGGAAACTGATGATGAACTTAAAAAGAAAATTGGTCAACAAATAACAGCATCAAGTAGTATTTCATATACTATTGATTATGCATCTTTCGAAACAGAAACAAATATAAGCAGATTGGTATTTACCGAACCATATCATGGAGATTTTAGAACTGCATATGGTTCTGATGGAGATCCCGATGTTGATGATCGTTTCGATACAGACGAATATAGAGACAGTAATTTAAATTATGTTTATCAAATTGATTATAAAGATATTTCATCTAACATTGATGATGTTCCACTTTTAAATGACTTAAAAGATAGATTACTGATAAAAAGAGTAAAATCTAGAAGATGGGTTCCTGCTGGAAGAACAGGAACAACATCCGGTAGCACTTTATATGTTGAAACAGGAACATCAACTAAAGTGTTTGGAAATAATGGCGCTATTGTAAACCTAGGTATGACTCTTCCTGGAACAAATAATGATGTAACTACACCACAAGAAGCCGGTGTTGTATTCAATCCAGAAGTTGGTTCTGATATATCCTATGGTAGCAGTATTCAATCAGTGATACAACAAAACAATGTAGTTAAAATCGTACTCAAAGAAAGAACAAGCACAACCGATTGTCAAGAAACTGAAGGTGGTAGTGCAACAGCAGGACAAGGTAAATTTAGAATAGGTGATGTTGTTTTTCAAACATATGTTCCATCTTCAACAGGAGTTAGAAAACAAGCAAATGGTTTGGTAATAGCAGTAACTGAAAGTGATGTTCCCAATTCATATACAATATATGTTGAAATTCAAGGCGATGAAGATTTTGTTGAATATGAAGCCGAAAGTGCTAATTATAGTGATATTGGCTTGCTTTATGGACCATGCGCATGCTATACAATCCACGATGTTTTATCTTTAGATAATAGTACATGTGGATTCTTTACAAGAATAAAATTTAGAGAATCTGGCTCTTATGGTGATTTTACTGAAGGTCAAACTGTATATCAATTTAATATTGATTATACACCAATTGATGATGCTGGAACAAATTTTGATGCAGATCAATGTGTCTCTAAAGGAAGAGTAATTTCTTGGGATTTAAATTCAAGAACATTGATAGTTCTCACAACCAATAACCAATTTAATAAAAAGTCAGGTTGGGTTTTTGAAATAGGAAGTGGAATTCGTTATGGTGGTAGAGGGTGGGATTTAAACAAACACACTGTGTCTTTTGTTAGTGCAAACGGTGTAAATGAAATAGAAACATCAACTGGCGTGTTTGTTCATATTGATCAAGAATATATTTCTGGTAGAGATTTTGATGAAAATAATATTTTTGGAAATGCTAAACAAATCATAGAATCGAGTGAACAAAATTATAATAGTAGTAAGCGTTTATTTGTTGGTGATACTTTAACCCAAAATAATTCAGGAATAGTTTCTGCTGGTAGAGTTGTTTATTTTAAAGCAGGAGATGTACAAAATCCAGCATCAACTGTAGAAGAAAGTACAACCACAATACTACTAGCAAAGCCATTAATACAACAATTTTCCTCGTATCCGTTTAGTTTT